CTTTGAGTGCTTCCGGTACTCGCCTTCGTGGTAGTACCATGCGGTTTTCTGCTTGCTGAATCCGAAGTGCAGTGCCTTAAGCTGATCTTTGTACTGGTAGGTGTTGCCGCTGATCCATATCCAGGATCCGATTATTTCGATTCGGCAGCCGGTGAAGTGAATCACCCTGTTGATCATGTCCATGAACTGCTCTGCGGTCTCGGAAGTTTCCTTCTGGTATGTCTGGCCTTCATGGTTCCGGTGGATGTTCTTCAGTCTTGCGAACATCTCGGAAAATTCGTTGTTGATCTGCTTACAAATCTCAGGATCTCCGCCGTTGTCCGGGTGGTACTGCTTCAGCAGTTCGTGGTATTTTGCTTTAAGTTCTTCGGCGGTGGTGCAGTTCGTGAAGTATTTCATCTTGTATCCTTTCTGCCTTGCGGCGGTGGCGTTTCGTTTGATCTGAGATAAGGATATAACGCTAGCGGCATATGATCAAGACGGAATGTTCCACAAAATACCGCTAGCGGTTTTGTGCAATATCACGATAGCGGTAGAACAGGGAAGAAGGTATGATCTAAGAGAAGTACTGTATTTATCCGGAAGGGGGGACATGATGCCAGCATCGGAAGCACAGAAGAGAGCAAAGCAGAAATATGAAGCGAAGGCCTACGAAAAAATTCTGGTCAGGATTCGGGCCGATGGAGACTTAACCCGGGAGCAGATCAGCAGAGCAGCAGAAGCAGAAGGTGAGACGGTGAACGCTTACATCCTGGAAGCGGTTCGGGAGCGGATGGAGAAAGAGAGAACCAGAGAAAGAGAAACATAAAAAGAGTACCAAAGATTGTTCGCTTTGATACTCAAAGAAAGTCATATAATTATCTCGGGGATTGATGGAAGGGGACCGGACAACCGGTCCTTTTTCATTCCCTGAACTAGAAAAGAAAAGTAGCACAAAAGAAAAGATTACTAGTTACATTAGGTTTACTAGTACACCTATAGGTTACTAGTAGTATTTATATTATATATATAACCTAAAGGGAAAAAGAAATATAAAAGAAAAAGGGAAAGGGTATGGAGACTGAATACAGATATCCGGATGATTACCAGGTGAATATAGATGAATGGCCTGTAGATGATCAGGGAAGACATATTGTTCCGGATGAAATCATGCAGAGATTTTACAGGCAGCTTCCGACCGGAACCCTGAACGAAACCGGAAATTACATAGCATACAACGGCGGAAAGCTGTACAGACTCGGCAGAGATAAAGAGCGAGATGCTGAAGTCAACCGGGCAGGCGCTGACGCTACCAACGCAAAGAGAGCGCAAAGGCGGTCCTTCGCTGAGGATATACGGGACATACTGAGTCGAAATGCTGACCCGGCTATATTACAGGCGGCAGGCATAGCCAAAGGGACATATCAGGATGCAATCATAGCCGCACAACTCCGGGAAGCAAGCAAAGGAAACGTAAGGGCAGTCGAGTTCCTGAGAGATACAGCAGGAGAAGCACCGGTTAAACAGCAGGAGATCACAGCGTCAGTGACAGACGGAGACAAGGAACTCCTGAAGAAAGTACAAGCTAGACTGGGTATAGAGTGACAACAGAGTAACAGTACCACCGGAACCCTCAGGAAATACGGGGCTGTATATTAAGTATCGGTTAAGGGAGTGCCCATTGTTTGAACAGATAATAAGGTTTGTACAGACAATAGGGCTAGAAGGCTTTTAAAGCCCATTCAAATTCTTAGCCGATACTTTTATCGTGGAAGTATTTCAACGCTGTTCTAGGGGCTGTAAACCGTCTTAAACGGCCCGAAAATTTGTTCGATAGAATCCGGTTGTCTACCTGGTACCGGATCATGGAGTGCAGGGACCCTCTCCCCTTGACCCCCCTCCCCCTCCACCCGCGAAAAAAAATTTCCGCGAAAAATGTATGCCCCTTCCGTAAAATTTTTAATTTTTCACTTTTGTACGGACAGCATACTCCCACATATATTTTTTGTGATTTCTGGTTTTGTACGCACCAGTTGCCATAGGGGCAGTGCAAGAGCGAGGGACCGCACTCACCTATGCGAAGACGGCACTCAGGGTGCAAGTCCCTGGACTGGCATGAAAGACGAGAGAATCTATATAAGGGTGAATGAAGAAGAGAAGAGAGCCTTAATAACCCTGTCGGAGAGACAGGGGATAAGCGCCAGTGATCTGATAAGAGGATTGCTAAACCAGGTGCGGGAAGGGGTGATCGTCCTAAATCATGGGACTGTGTTAAATCCGTATAAAGAGTTAGAGAGTGTGTGTAAGGACAAAGGGATAGACGTAACCGAAGTGATTAAGAACACGATAGAAGGGATAAAAGAGTTATGAGAGCCAACGACTACAAAGCAGGAGCGAGGGCTTTAGCGAGGAGCGGCGGAAGGAACGCCACGATCCAGAAGTTAAAGGACGAAGCCAGACCGCAGCAGAAAGCGGTAAAAGCCCGTGAGACTGTCAGGAATGTGAGGAAGAAGAAATGAGTACATATCAGCGCAGAGCGAGACAGGCAAGAAGCCAGGCACTCAGCCCGGACCGGGAAGTCCCCAGATCGGTGAGACAGGCAAGCGGTCAGCCCGGATTAATCCCCAGACCGGCTCAGAGCAAGGAATACAAGACACAGAGCGCCCAGAAGGGAGTGCGTGAAGCCGTACCGACCCGTAAAGAGAACTACGGTGCTAGATACAAGGACATGAAGTATCAGAACGGTCCTGCTCCTTTCGTGTCGAAGGGCAAGCGCAGTTCCGAAAGAGGAACGAGAAGAAGCACCACCAAATAAGACTTTTTCATTTTGTGACCTCCTTTCATATAGCCCGGTATGGTTTCATCGCCATATCGGGTATTTTGTTGCATAAACATCAAGAAAGTTGCATCTTCTCCGGGGAAAACACAACAAACGGAGTAAATTTCGATCAAATTGAGTGCGTTTGATGATATCCGAACTCAGGAAATTGAATACTGTGCCGGTGATCTGATTTATTTCGTATTGACGTATGGTCATATCGAAGACCGCGACCAGGAAGAGATCATACAGCCCTTTAAGTTATGGGACGAGCAGAAGAACGCCCTCAAGGGAATGCAGACCCATAAGCACACGATCATGTTAAAAGCCCGTCAGTTAGGGTTCACATGGTTGGTTCTGCATTATGCCGTATGGCTGATGTTATGCCATACCGGAAGAAGTGTTATAGGGTTATCCCGTTCCGAGTCGGAAGCAATGGAACTGATTCGGAGAACTGCGGTTATCTTACGGAATATGCCTGAGTTGGTCGCAGAGAAGGGTTCCGTGCCGTTAGGATGGACCGGCCCCTGGTTTGAGAACACTGCACTGAGTCTGAAGATCCATTTTGGTGACCGTAATGTCTCCACGATGCAGTGTTTTGCGAGTAATGAGAACTCCGCACGTTCGTTTACTGCTGATTTATTGATCTTTGACGAATGGGCGTTCCAGCAGTTCGACCGTAAGATATGGGCTTCTGCGTTCCCGATCATCAACAGGCCCTTAAGCGGACAGGTCATAGGCATATCGACCATCGAGCGAGGATCCCTGTTTGAGGAGTTATTTACCGGAGACAACGATTTCTATAAGATCTTCATTCCGTGGTATGCCGATCCCCGAAGGGATGAAAAGTGGTATCAGGAGACGAAGAAAGTCCTAAAGGACAAGATGTCTTCCGAGTATCCTGCGACCATCGAAGAAGCCTTAACGGTCCCCGGCGGAGCGTTCTTCCCCGAAGTCGAAGACAGTTCGATCCTTACGGACGAACCTCTGGAAGGGAATACCATTACTTACTTCTCTATGGACTATGGTCTGGACCGGTTAGCGGCGTACTGGATCAACCGTGATTCATATGGTCACTCCCAGATCATAAGAGAACACTGCGAGTCCAACCTGACGATAGGCGCTGCGAGTGAGACCATCAAGGCCATCACGAAGGGCATGATTGATAACGAGACAATCACCGGAGTGGCGCTGTATTTAGCTCCTCCCGATCTGTGGAACCGCTCCCAAGAGTCGGGAAAATCCAGAGCGATATTGTTTCTGGAGAACGGATTAAACCTTACCAAGAGTTCCAACGATGTTGACGCAGGCTGTGCGGCGATGAAAGAGGATTTAGCCCATGAAGTGGGAGAGAAATCCAAACTGACGATCTATAAGGACTGTGCGCCGGAGTTGCTGAACAGCCTTAAGAAGATTCAGCATGACGAGAAGAAGCCCAACAGGTATGCGAATGATCCGCACAACTTAACCCATGCGCCGGATGCGCTCAGATACTATTCGATTTACTGGACTTCCAATGCCACCGTCAAGAAAGACGAGAAGCATACCAAGTGGACGGCAGATATGTATGAGGACTTTGAGAATGCGGGAGACGATGACCGCAAGTATCTTCTCAGTAAGTGGGGAGAACCCGGATGAACATATTCAGGAGATTCAAGAAAATGGCTAAGACCGCAATGGAAGATCACAAACTAAAGGATTGGCAGTCTAAGCTTGAGTCGGCTAAAACCCTGTATTCGGATGACCGGAACCGGATGACGGAGTTCCAGAAGTACTACAAGGGTGACCGTGAGGTAAGACAGGACCCGAACAACGTCAAAATGCCTACTAAAGTGGCATCGAACGTGCGGAACATTGTCTACGAACTGATAGAGAGCGAAGTAGACACATCCATCCCCATGCCCAGAGTACGGGCGATCCATGCGGAAGATGACGAGTTGGCGAAGAAGATTGAGCGGTTGCTGGAGAATAAAATCCATAACTGCGGTCTTCCCCGTCTAAACGACTTAATGGAGAGGACTACATACGTCCAGGGCGGTGATTTCTTCCATGTCCAGTGGGATCAGAACGCCGGTACGCATACGCAGATCGGCGATATTCGCATTACCGAGGTCCATCCGAAGAAATTAATCCCGCAGCCGGGTGTCGCAGACCTTGAAAACATGGATTACTTCTTCATCCAGGAGTTAATGACGAAGAAATCCGTCCAGAGGGCCTACGACAAGGACGTTTCCGAGACGGAAAATGACCAACCGGAGATGAAAGACGGCATTGACGATGCCAATTTAAATCCCGATCTGGTCACTGTGAACACTGCCTACTACCGGAACGACGAAGGCGGCATCGGAGTCTATGTCTGGTGCGATAATGTCGTTTTAAGGGACTTAGAAGACTATCAGGCAAGGTATTTAGACCGCTGTGAGAAGTGCGGAGCGGTCATGCAGAACGGTATTTGCCCTATTTGTGGGAGCAAAAAAGCCAAAAAATCGAAGGAAGACTATGAAGATCTGGTCGATGCAGTCGAAATCAAGGTAGACGGAGCAGCTTCCCCGGCTACTTTGAACCCGTTTGAGCAGGAACCGGTCTTAGACGAGATGGGGAACCCCGTAATTGACGAGATGGGCATCCCCCAGATCAGGCAGACGAAGAAAAAGATCCCGTACTATAAGCCTGATGTGTTCCCGGTCATTACCAGAAGGAACGTCAGCGAACAGGATCGTCTCTTAGGATCGTCCGATGTGGCGATTATCATCGACCAACAGGATACGATCAAGAAATTAGGCTCCAAAATCAACGAAAAGCTGCTGAAAGGCGGCTCTTTTGTTACTTTGCCGAAGGGAAAAGACGTAGAAAAGACCGATAAGGAGTTCAAGATCATCCGAATCGAGAATCCTGCGGAGAAACAGCTGATTGACGTTATCAATGTTCAGCCGAACGTCCAGTTTGACGAAAGCTATCTGGAAATCAACTATCAGTGGGCGAAATCCGCATTAGGTATTACGGATTCCTTCCAGGGCAAGTATGACGCATCGGCTCTTTCGGGATCTGCGAAGCAGTATTCGATTAATCAGGCGGCTGGACGTTTGGAGTCGAAGAGAGTCCAGAAGAACGAAGCATTCGCGAAACTGTATGAAATCATGTTCAAGTACTGGTTAGCCTATTCCGATCAGGATACGGAACTTTCCTCAGTAGGTGTAGACGGACAGCCGGTGCATGATTCCATTTCGCGCATGGAGTTCTTAAAGATGGATCGTGCCGGTGAACTTTACTGGGATGACGAGTTCCTCTTTGAGACTGATCCTACTTCTACTCTGATGCAGAACCGCGAGATGCTGTGGAACCAGACGGACATGAAGCTTCAGAGCGGTGCTTTCGGACAGGTAGGTGATCTGGAGACAGCGAGAGCCTATTGGACGATCATGAAGGCCAATGGTTATCCGAACGCCGGTAAGATCCTGGAACTTGTCGAGGGACGTATCGAGGAGCAGAAACAGATGGCACAGCAGATGCAGGCGGCACAAATGCCGCCGATGCCAGAAGGAGCGCCAGGTGAAATGCCCATTATGTAATGTCGAGATGCGCATAGACAGAACCGCTTTCGTGATTAAGGAAGACGGGAGTTATGCGCAGAAGATGTATTTGAAGTGCCGCAATCGGGAATGCCCGAATTACGACAGAATAGTCACATCAGTCTATGATCCGATTGTTGTGACACCGGACGATGAGTAATGGGGCTTAAAGCCCCTTTTTCATACTCAAATTCGCAGGAAAAGCGCAAAAATCCAAACGAAAGGAACACTATGCTGTTCAACAAACTTATCTACCTCTCCGAAGAAGGAGACGGTGGCGTAAGCGAAAACACTCAGGAAGTCGCTGCCCCTGAAGAAACCGATGTCCAGTCCGAATCCGAGGAATCTGAA